AAGCAACTGTTCTCGACTGGCAGACAGGTAACCAGGTCGCTGAACTGCACGGAAGACTACACCCTGATGAGATGGCTCAGGAAATAATATACCTGCATCAGATGTATAATCACGCCTACCTCGGTCTTGAACGGGCTGGAGAAGGTCTGGAACGTGACGGAGACTCCGTTGTTGTGGTTGACAAGGTGGCAGAGATGCTACAGGAATGTTCGTGCAGAAACAGACTGTACTACCACGATAGGAATACAGGTACTCCTACCACACCGGGATGGCAGACAGACGGCAAGACCAGACCAGTCATGCTTGCAGAGTTCGCAGAGGCTATACGAAACAGACTCATTGTGATACGATGTCGCGAAGGCATAGGGGAAATGCTCAGTTTCATTCGGAACGAGCAGGGTAGACCACAGGCAGCCAAGGGAGCGTATGATGATAGGGTTATGGCATACGCACTGGCATGGCAAATGCGTAAGTTCGCCAGCTTTACTTCATCATCAGCAACAAGAAAAGTATTCGTGCCTACATCGTTTTAGGAGAAACATGATATGCCGATAGATCCAACACAGAAACCAGACGAACAGATATTTAACGACTACTCAGAACATATGGAAGATGTCTGGAAAGAAGCACTCGAAGACATGAAGGTGCTTTCATCTCACTATACTCAGACTGCTAACATATGGGCAGACTACTACGCAAGAAATCCCGATGTACCCCGCACAAGACCTAACTATCACTCAGGTATAGAGGTTGCTTTAATAGATCAGGCAGTTGATTCTCACCTTGCTTTCGAGCCAAGGTTCGTCAGAAACCCTGTTGGAGCAAGTCAGCAGTCAAAAGACAGGGCTAACAGACTCGAAAAAGGACTAAACGTAGTCTTTCAGGATGCGTTTACAGCCGCTCCTAACTTCGCAACCAAAGAGAATGGTAAACAACTCGTACTCCATAACTACACACAGCTTGGTGTACTGCTGGATCACGATGCTTTACAGAAACCTGTAAAGAAAAGAGGCGAAGATAAAGAAGATTTCGAGTGGAGAGAGTGGGAATACATGTCACGGAAGAATACATGGAATCCATTCAGACTTGTAGTACCGGCTCCCGGTGAAGTTCTAATGAATCCATTGGAGAAAACCCCAGGGATTGCTATATGGCGAAGAAAAATGAAGGCTTTCGACCTCGAAGGTCACTGTACTACCAAGGATATGCAGATAAAAACCCGTAACCGGATTTATAAAAAGGATAATAAGACAGGTTACTCAACACCATTCAATATGAGTACCTACGATGCCTACGATGACGTGGAAATAGAGGAGTGGTGGACTGCAAGATGGCACGCAATGAAGCTGAAAGACGGCGCAATTCTATATGTGGAACCCAACGGATGGGGTATTCAGCCTTTCGCTCACTCTTTCGGCGGTTCTGCTATTACTCCCGCAGGTGAAGACTTTAATGTTAAATGGTGGGTACGACAGGCATTGCTGTACAGGGCATTACCTACACTTACTATGCACAATCAGGCTACAGCAGGGCATCACGCTATGCTTATGAGAGCATCATGGGCAAGAATGGGATACAGACATGACTCTGCCGAAGGAGCAGAGCAACTTACCGGTCAGTTACTACAGGGTGAGGAAGCAGACTGGTGGATTGAAAAGGTTCCACAACTTCCGGGTCAGTCATTCCAGCATAAAGCAGAACTGGAAAGTAACATAGAACGTACTACTTATTCACGAATGGTAGCAGGATTTCAGGCTCCTAATGTGGATACCGCAACAAGCATGGTTATTCTTTCCGAAAACAGTCACAGGACATTCAGGTCTAATGTACAGGAACTTGAACAGTTATATTCTATTGCAGGTTCTAATATTCTTAAACTTCTCTATCGTATGAACGGGGAGTACGGCGATGAGTATGCCGAAATAGGGATAGGTGAAAACAAACTAAGTGTCCGTGATATAGAAAACAGCTTCTATGTTGAGGCTAAGTTCGAGCAGATTGACGCTGTGGTTGCACAACAGGAAGCACAGATGGCTATGTCTGAACTCGATAAAGGTCTTATTGATAAACAAACATACTACAAGGTTCGCAGGTATGAAGATCCAACTACTATTCAGAAGGGTATTCTCAAAGATGCTATCTATCAGGACCCTGCTATTATCGAGCAGGGCGTAATTAACGCACTGAGAGAAGAAGGCTTTGGGGAAATGGCAGATCGAAGACAGGCAGAGCTTAATGCTCAGAACCTTGAAAGGTCAACTGGTATGCCGGAACAAGCAGGCATGACAGATCAGGGTGGTAGACCACCAAACCCAATGGAGCCAACAAGACCTAACGGCAATCCTGTACAGGGTCCTAGTATGCGACCTATGAGAAGGTCATTGCCGGGTGGAATGGGTCCAGCCATGACTCAGGCAGTACGTCAGGGAGGAGATCAGTTGTAATGGCAGATACAGGTAATTTACTATTTGATGTTTCTACTGAAGTAGGAGAAGAAATATTCAGGGCTAAGAAAGAAGCCATGAAAGCAAAACCTATTGAGTTCGGTAAAAGGTCTGCATCCGCAGCAGAATGGAGATCAGCCATAAGAGAGAACCCTAGTTTCAAAGAAGCAGAACTCGCACGGCTTGGCACAAAAGGATTTCTTGCTCAGTGGAGAGGTAATCAGAAATGAAAATAAGGGATGCAGTAAGACAATATGAAAGTCAAGGATTCATTGTTCAGCCTATTGTTTGGGATCCAGACAGTCAGGAATGGATTGAGTATGACGAAGATGATTTTAGTGAGGATTTTATTGGCATAGCCAATCCTGAAGACATTCACTATAATATTTATATTGAGGGTATGGTCGATGAGGATGGCAATATAGTACCGGAGTTACAAAACGCTCGACCATTAACCGATATACAGATTGTACAGAAGGCTGCTGTAGAGACTAATCCTTGGTGGTCACGCCATTCCTCACAGTTTCCTGTAAGCAGAAACGCACGAGGCGAGGTAGAGGCTGACACAAGACTGGCACTAACTATGGCTAGTTCTGGGTTATTTCAAGAAAAGGTTTTTGATAATAAAAAAGAAGCAGATGATCTTCGAGATCAGCTTAACGAGGAACAGTTAGAAAGAAGACGCGGTGGATACGAGTTTGGTGAGGTAGAAGCAGCGGATGAGTTCGTAGGAGAGTCTGATGTTACATGGGTAACAAAACCACAAGTTGGAGGAACATACATTGTTGCTCCATTAGAGGAAGAAGATACCACCAGAGTTCCTGAACTTGCCGCAACACAGGAAAACATTCCGGCAGCACAACAACAAGCAGCAATGTTAACCAACGCAACAGGAGTTCCCCATGAGTTTCATGAGGAAGATGGTCAGTGGGAGTTTAGACCTATAGAGGCAGAAGATGAGGTTGGTCAGGATTTATATAATAGTTATGGAGAAGCACTACGTAACGCACCTGCTGGTTTTCAACCTACCCCTACTAATGATGGGCGATGGACATTTGAGAGGGTTCCTGTACGGGATATAGATGAACAGATAGCACAGCTATTATCAGAAGGAAGGTTTGACGAGGCTGCCAAGCTAGACCAGATACGGGATCAGCTTAATGAAGAAAGATTAACTCCTGAACGGGCGGCAGAGATGCTTGTTGGTATTTCGTATAGCCCTTCTGACTTTAAGGACATGATGGATGCGATACTGGGGAATGATACTCAACTGGATACAACAGTTGATATTGGAGAATTACAGGAACAGGCATCTGCTATGCTAAGGGGTGAGGTTCCGGCGGCTCAGACAGTATCTCAAATGCCTGCATTTGAACCACCCCCAGTATTTCCTGTACCTACACCATTTGATGACAGGGCAGTTGACTTAGATAAAATGTATGTTGAACAGGCAGGTAATATTCCTTATATCGAAAATATGTTATTTCAACAAGGGGAACAAGATGCGTTAATGGAAGAAGGACTGGCTCCAGAAGTAGTAAGCGCACCTCCAGAGCAAGCAGAACCAATATTTACTCCTCCTGAGCCTAATCAGGTGCTATCTCGTGATATAGCAGCGATTGGGGCTAATGCAGCAGCGTCAGCAGAGCAAGCTGCTATTCAAAGAGCAACGCAAGATTCAGAAATAAGAAGAATACAGAATACACCTTTTACATCTACAGCAGAAAAACTCAAGGCAATGGAAGAAGTAATGGGTCCTAGGGCAGCATTATATATGCGCAACCAAAGGTTATTGCAACCACAGCAACAGCAGTTATTTGAAGCACGCAGACCTCTTACAAGAAGGTATGTATAAATGGCTCAGGTTCCGTCACAATCTCCAGCACAGGTAAAACTGGCTAACTCAGCTAGTCTATTTAAAACCCGCAAGCAAAGAGCGGAAGAAATACTTGCTCGTCCTAATGCTACCAATAGCTTAGGAATGATAAATCCACGAGTTGTTAGTAGAGAAGAAGCTGGCATTATAGCAAATTATAGAGCATCTCAAGCTCCTGGTGCAGCAGAACAAAGAGGACCCGTTGCGCCGCCTACTCTATTCCAGCAAACAGGAGTTATTAGGGAGCCAACAAAGCCTTTTGGCACTCCTGCACGCACTACTGGCGGAGCTATTAAGACAGTGGGGAGCAAGGTTTTAGATGCTTTTAAGGTAGTGGGAGGCGTGGCAGGACCTATTGCCGTTCCTATTGTTGAGGGTTCTATGCGCGCACAAGTGCCTGCTCCAATTAGATATTTACAGCAAAAAGATGACCCAGAGAGTGTTATGTCTGGCAAAGAATGGTTGAAAGATGTTGCAATACGAAGAAACAAAGGCGATCAGGTATTAAAATATTCTCAACAGTTGCTTTCTGGTGACATAGGTCCAAAAGAGTGGGCAGGCGAGATGATAAAGATACAGGAGTCGAAAGGCTTTTGGGATCAAATGATATCAGAATTACCTATAGACCTTATTCCGGGTGGGGTGTTAATGAAAGGACCGAGGGCTACTGTTTCTGGTCTTACGAAGATTGGACAGAACGCGATACGAGCAGCGGGTCCTGTAAAGGTTCCTGGGCTTCACAGGTTAACAGAGGAGGGTGCAAGAGCCGCTACAATAGAAGATGTTTTAACTCCAAGACTAGCTTTTGTTGGAGAGGGACAGAAGGTAGCATCTCTTTCTAGTTTCAGGAAAAAAATAACTGCTGCATATACCCGTAACCCCACTGACGATTCGCTGTCTCGCTTACGGGTACTGGAAGAAGCAATGGGGATGGGCAAGGGTAAGACAACATTAAAGCCTGATATAATAAATAACCTTCGCAGATTAACTGATGATGATATAGATACATTATTAAAAGATATGTCTGATGCTGGAATACCTCTTAATAAAAAAGAAACTACCAGATACCTTAATCGTGAAATGCAATCAAGAATTTCTCCTTGGGATGCCAAGGTTGGAGATCAGCTTAATCATCCAACCAGAGGAGATGTTATTGTTCAGGCAGTAGATGGTGATTCTTTACGGATAGCTAATCGAGACCCATTAACCGGAGAGGCACGAACAGGGTTTGCCTCTGTACAAACAGTTAATAGAAGTGACTTTAAGATTCCTGCGCCTACTGCAAAACAAACTAAAACTACTGGCAAAGTAGCCACTATCGTAGTGGATGGCGAGCCAGAATATTATTATATTGTTGAAAAGTCTACTAGGGAGATCGGTGGCGTTCTGCCGCGAAGAACAGAAGATGTATGGCAAATAAAAGTCCTTCCTGAATTTGACAGGCTATATGGCAGACCAGCGATGAATATAGGTGAACAAACTTATTCGTCTAAGTCTAAGGCTTTAGATGCGTTAGCAGAACAGTTTGGAGATGCACTACGAAAAAACACAGACAACATGGACAAAGCGTTAGTCAAAAAATTAGATGCAGCAGATGCTCCAGTCACTCCAGTTATAAAAGCAACAGATGAGATTGTAGAAGAAGTTTCAGAGGAAACAGTAGCTACTGGTAAGTTCGCCAATAAGGTTGACGATATTGTAGAGTTAGATGACGGAACTGTTAGGATAACGTCTATAGGGAAAGGTGCAAAGGGAAGGGTTGCAGTAGAGTATGTTGATACCGGCAACACTCGCACCATGCCAAAAGATGTATTTCAGCAAAGACTTGCCCGTGCAGCAACAAGAGAAACAGCACAGCAAGGAACCAAGGTAATACCTAAGAGAGTAGTTGCTAAGGCTATAAAAAACGCAGACACTTCTGCGGATGGGCAGATTCTAAATACTGGCGATACATTTACCTTATCTGACCCTCCACCAGGAAGAACGAAGCGACAGAAAGATGCACTTAGAGCCTCGCCAATGTATAGCGTATTGACTACAGGTCGGGGTAAAAATAAAGTATCAGTAGTATCAATAGATGCAGGATACCAAATTCAGCACGTTAATGTTCCAAAAGGAAAAGACCCTACGGACTTTATGATGGAGTTGAAGGGGAATCCTTCTGCAACTGATAAAAAAATAGCAGGTGGTCGCAAGCCAAAGACAAAAGTTCCTAATAAAAAAATACGAGACAAAGTTAAAAAGACAACGACTGGTAAAGGTAAAGGTGGTAGGTCGAAAAAGAATACAGCAGAAGCTGGCGAGAAGCCGTTACCAGAAGTAGTAGGGGCGTTAGGGCAAGCTACCACTATTGTTGCAAGAGATAAGCCTGGTCTTATTCAGAATATTATGGATTCGATGGCTGGCATGAAATTCCTACTTAGAAAAGTGCTTCCTAAGTTGGAGATGGATGATCCTACTTTAATTGCTTATGTGGCAGAAGGTAATGTTCGTGCCTCTGCTGGTGCAGCTCTTGACCAAGTTAGAATAAAAATTATGAACCAGTGGGTTGCAGAGTTTGGGATTGACGTTGTACGAGGTACAAGAAAAGCTGACATACAGTATATTGGCACTGACCAACTAGCCAAGAAAAACTACAAAGGCACAGGCACTTTGTATGATATTCTTCAAAATCCACAATTATATGATTTAACTACGCCGCAAAGAAAGTTAATTAGAGATTCTCAATCTGAGTTAAATGCTATATATAAAAAAGTGATTAGTGACTATGGAGTTGAAATAGGAATATTTCCTCCCAAGCCAGGTGGAGTATTTCTTTCCAATATAGACATAGCCCCAAAAGCCAGAAAAGCTGATGGGTCTTTGGATGATAGTCTTAACAGAGTGTTTGGAGATCCTGTCCAAGATGCAACAAGAAAGTCTGGTCGTTCCAAGCACAGATATTACGAGACAGGACTGGATAGATGGAAAGCACGTTCCGCCAAAGATGCACCTGATTTTGAACCGATGACTGATCTTTTTAAGCTACTTGGAGTGGAAATGCACGGAACATATGCAAAGATGGCAGGTCGGTCTGTGTTTAGTGCAGGGGTTCCTGGGCTTACTAGGGCTGAAGTAATAGCACGGATTGGCACTGCCGAAGCAAAAAAACTTTTAACCAGTATCAATGCTACTAATAAAAGATTACAAACACTTCAAAGTTCTTTCAGAAAATTAAACAATGATGCAGCAGATTCGATTGATGATTTCTTGAAGTCTGCACAAGATGACGCTGCCCTAGAAGACATCATTAATCAGATGGAAGACTTTAAGGTTTCACCGGGCAGGTATGTGGCTAAGGGTGCTTCTATTGTTGGAATGACTGCGGCTGATCTTCAAAAAGAAATCAAAGCTGTGCGACAAACATTAAAAGGTTTGAGAAAATCTTATGATACAGTTGAGATTACTGAGTATCGGTTTGTTAAAGATGGTATGTTTAAGTATTATCCAATAGAACAGGCTGACCATATCGAAAGGCTTAATCAGGTTAATGATAGTCAGTTCTGGAACGTATTAAATGAGGTGCGAGCCACAGCCTTTGGAGGGGATTTATCTCCGATAAGTATACAAGGTATGCAGGCATGGCTTTATAGCCCATTACAAATGTCAAAATTCTTATGGAACTCCGGTACTGGGTGGGGTAACTTTTCTGGGAGATTTACTGTTAAAGCACTAATGGATGATATGGCAGCAAACCCAGAATCTTGGGATAGGTTTATTAAAGGTACAGGTCTAAATCCATTAGAGGGTGTTCAGCAAGAGTTTGGAGTAGGGTATGTAGGTAAGATCAAATTCAAGGGTATTGGGAAAAAGTGGACAGAGGCTAATGAAGCAGTATATAGACCCATTACCCGTATGGCTAAGGATCTGTTTGATAGTAATTATGATCTTGCTATTGCACAGGGATATGATGAGATGACTGCAATAGCCATAGCAGCAGATGATGCAACAAAGCTAGTTCCCCGTATAGCATACAGAAGGCTGGGTCAGTCTGCTAAACAAGCAGCTATGCAGCGCTTCTTC